ATCAACATATATAAATATAAAAAACACTACTAACAATGTTAGAATTGGTTCAAGTCAATCAGCTTTAGTTGAAACTTCTGATGCTATTTCAAATACTATATTAGGTAAGCAAGCAGGACAAGCAATAACAGCAGGAAATGAAAATGTTATTATAGGTTTTAATGCTTCTGCAACATCAACGGTTCAATCAAAAAATGTTTTAATTGGAAAAGATGCTATGTCTAATGGTTACGGAGGACAAGATGTTGCAATAGGGCATGAGGCTTTACAATATGCAGGTAACCCAACATCATCTCCATCTACAGATACGGCTACTGGAAGAGTGGCTATAGGGTCTAAAGCTTTAGAAGGAACAAGCGCTGCAAGACAAATAGGTATTGATATTGTTGCTGTAGGTAATGGAGCTGCACAATATTCGGCAAGCAGTGCAACAGGAGGAGGTGTTTTTATAGGAGCAAGAGCAGGAAATCATAGTTTAAACAATCAATCTAAGCAAGCAGAAAATCAAATAGCAATTGGTATAAGCGCAATGGAACATTATACAAGTTCTTCTATTGCAATTGGTGCGTTTGCTATGAGAGATACAGCATCAGGATCATCAGTATTACTTGGTACAGGACATATAGCTATTGGAAACAATGCTATGGGGTCTTCTTCTCAAAACCCAGAAGTAAGTGGAAGTTTTAATATAGCTATTGGTCATTCATCTTTAGATGGAGTTAGTAATGTAGTTGCTGACAATACAGCAATAGGAAGGTCTACTATAACAAGAGGAACAGGTTCTATAGCGATTGGAACTACTGCATCGGCAGGAAAAGCAGACGGAACTTCTACAGGGACTATTGCTATTGGACATCAAGCAGTTGCTTTAGGTGAGTCAAGTATAGCTATAGGTAGAGGAGCAAATGCTTCTACGTTTGCAGGCTCTGTTTGTATAGGGTATGGAGCTACATCAACGGATGCTGGACAATTAGTTTTTGGGTCTTCTACTCAAATCGTAGGGCTAACTACAACAGAAACAATAGCAGCTTCTGACACAACATGGACAGTAATTGTAAACGGGAATCCATATAAAATTCCTATGTTAGCGATATAAATTAAATTAAATTAAATGAAAGTAGAATTAAATGAAGAATCTATTAAACAAATAAACCGACTATTACAATCTCTTCCTATAAGTTCACTATCAATAGTGGAAGAAATTACGGCAGTTTTAAATAAGGGTTTAGTAGAGGAAATAAATTAAAATGGATATAAGAAAAATTTCCATTGGATCAGATTATAAATCTGGATCAATGCACTATATTGTAGGGCAGCTTGTCCTTGGAGGCGAATATAAAATACATTTAATACAGGCCAAAGAAGAAACAAGTTCATATAAGTTATGGGTAGAGAAAAACCAAGAAGTTTTTATATGGAAAGAGTTTCTTTACACACTTCCTATTACTTTAGAATATAATATAAACTTTTAATGAAGTCTATATATTCTTTTATCGTTAAACCTTCTAACGAAAGAAGGTACGATAACATACAAAAATTAGATAACACAGATTTTATTACAAGTGTTTCAGAAGAAGATCATAAGTCAGCAAACAGATTTGCTACTGTAGTTTCTATTCCTATAAATTATAATGGAGAAATAAAAGAAGGAGATACTTTATTGGTGCATCATAATGTTTTTAAATTTTATAACGATATGTATGGCAGAAGAAAAAGTGGTAAAAGTTATTTTAAAGAAAATTTATTCTTTATAGATGACGATCAATTTTTTTTATATAAAAAAGAAGGTAAGTGGAAATCTCATGGTAAATATTGTTTTGTAAAACCTATACTTGTAGAAAAATCTATAATAACAAAAAATACAAAATACGAGCCATTAAAAGGAATTGTAAAATATTCAAACAAACAATTAGAATTGTTAGGTGTAAACGAAGGTGATGTAGTAATATTTACTCCAGAAAGTGAATACGAGTTTACTTTAGAAGATGAAGTTTTATACAGGATGTTTACTAATAACATAACAACAGTTTTAGAAAATGGATAGTAAAGAATTAAAAATACAAATAATAGAAGCTGGTAAAAAAGCTGTAAGTCAATTAATAAAAGTTGCAAGAGAAGATATTATTAAATTTGATTCTGAAGATGAGTTGGCTGCTGACAGATTAAAAAATGCTGCTGCAACTAAAAAATTATGTATTATGGATGCTTTTGAAATTATAAAAAAAATAGAAGAAGAAAAAAATTTGTTAGATGGAAATGTTATAGATAATAAAAAAAACACCCCAAAAGGATTTGCAGAGTCAAGATCAAAATAGTTTATTTAGAGTTTTAAAAGATTACATTCCTAAAAATGTTATCACCAGTAAAAACCGAGCGCGCACATGGTTATATGGTTATAACGAAAAATATGATGTAATAATAATTTCTAAAGATGGCACTATAGGTGAGGTGTATGTTATTAGTGATGTTATTATAGCACTTCCAAAACAGCCAAAAGAATTTGTAAATTCTCATGAAAAAAAAGAAGATCAACTTTGGATTCCTGCATTATTACCTAAGCAATTAAAAAGAATTCAATCTATATTTCAATGGCATGAAACACCACCTAATTTTAAAACAGAATGGGTAGATTATATAGAAACAGAATTTAATAGAAGAGAGCAAGGACATTGGTTTTTAAATAACGGTTCTCCTTTTTATATGACAGGTACTCATTATATGTATTTGCAATGGACTAAAATTGATGTAGGTAATCCAGATTTTAGAGAAGCTAACAGAATATTTTATATTTTTTGGGAAGCTTGTAAGGCTGACAAAAGAAGCTTTGGAATGTGTTATTTAAAAATAAGAAGGTCAGGGTTTTCATTTATGAGTTCTTGCGAAGGAGTTAACCAAGCTACAATAACAAGAGATGCTCGTATAGGAATATTGTCTAAAACGGGATCTGATGCAAAAAAAATGTTTACAGATAAGGTAGTTCCAATTTCAAATAATTATCCTTTCTTTTTTAAACCAATACAAGATGGTATGGATAAGCCAAAAACGGAATTAGCTTACAGAGTACCCGCATCTAAGATTACTAAAAAAAATATGTATGACATTGGAGATGAAGAACTTGACGGATTAGACACAACTATTGACTGGAAAAATACATCTGATAACTCTTATGATGGAGAAAAATTACAGTATTTATTACATGATGAAAGTGGTAAATGGGAAAGGCCCGAGAATATTTTAAATAATTGGAGAGTTACAAAAACTTGTTTACGATTAGGTAGTAAAGTAATTGGTAAATGTATGATGGGTTCAACATCAAATGCTTTAGACAAAGGAGGAGCAAACTTTAAAAAATTATTTGAAGATTCTAATGCTTCTAAACGAAATCAAAATGGACAAACAAAATCAGGTTTATATAATTTGTTTATTCCAATGGAATGGAATTTTGAAGGGTATATTGATAAGTACGGTATGCCTATATTAACTACACCAGCAAAACCTGTAACAGGAATAGACGGTGAAGACGTAACAATAGGTGCAATTGATTATTGGGAAAACGAAGTAAATTCTTTAAGTTCTGATCCAGACGCATTAAATGAATTTTACAGACAATTTCCAAGAACAGAGTCTCATGCTTTTAGAGATGAGTCAAAACAATCTTTGTTTAATTTAACAAAAATATATCAACAGATAGATTATAATGATTCCTGTATTTTAGATCATCATGTAACGCGCGGATCTTTTCACTGGAAAGATGGAGTAAAAGACACTACAGTAATATTTAGCCCAAACAAAAGTGGAAGATTTTTAGTAACTTGGACTCCAGAAAAGAATTTACAAAATAGATATGTAACAAAATTAGGAAAAAAGTTTCCTGGTAATGAACATATTGGATCTTTTGGTTGTGACTCTTATGATATTTCAGGAGTTGTTGTGGGTAAAGGATCAAATGGAGCTTTGCATGGGTTAACAAAATTTAACATGGATAACGCTCCTTCAAATGAGTTTTTTTTAGAATATGTTGCAAGACCACAGACCGCAGAGATATTTTTTGAAGAAGTATTAATGGCGTGTATTTTTTATGGTATGCCCATATTGTGTGAGAATAATAAACCGCGTTTGTTGTATCATTTTAAAAATAGAGGATATAGAGGGTATTGCATGAATAGACCAGACAAAAGATTTAATAAATTATCTAAAACAGAAAAAGAATTAGGAGGTATACCTAACTCTTCAGAAGATGTAAAACAATCTCATGCAGCTGCAATAGAATCGTATATAGAAAAACACATAGGTTTAGACTTTGAAGGAGCTTACAGAGACGCTGAAGTTATGGGAACCATGTATTTTCAAAGAACTTTAGAAGATTGGGCAAAGTTTGATATAAATAATAGAACAAGATTTGATGCAAGTATTAGCACTGGTTTAGCTATAATGGCTAATCAAAAACACCTATATACTCCGACTGTAGAAAAATCAAAAATAAGTGTTAACTTTGCAAGATATAACAATAAGAGTTCCATAAGTCAAATAATAAGATAAATGAAAGGAGTTACAATAGACATAAAATCTACTGCTTTTCCTGACCAGTTTGTTCCTGATTCTAAAAAGAAGACAAAAGAATATGGATTACAAATAGGGCAAGCAATACAGTACGAGTGGTTTAGAAAAGGAGCGGGTTATAATAGTTGCAGATTTTACGATCAATGGTCAGAATTTAATCGTCTAAGATTATACGCAAGAGGAGAGCAATCAATAGCGAAGTATAAAAATGAATTAGCTGTAGATGGTGATTTAAGTTATTTAAATTTAGACTGGACTCCTATTCCAGTTATTCCAAAATTTGTAGATATAGTTGTAAACGGAATGAGCGACAGGCTTTTTAAAATAAATACATACGCTCAAGATGCTATGTCGGCAGAAAAAAGAGGTGAGTTTCAACAGATGGTAGAAACAAATGTAATTGCAAAAGATTTATTTAAGCAAATAGAAAGTGATTTTGAATTAGATGTATTTCAAGTTGACCCTGAGGAGTTGCCAGAAACAGATTTAGAAATGGAACTTTATATGCAGATGAATTATAAGCCTGCTGTAGAGATAGCTAATGAATGTGCTATAAATACAATATTAGACGCAAATCATTATCAGCAAACAAGAAAAAGATGTGACCTTGATTTAATGACTTTAGGAATAGGTGTTTGTAAGCATGAGTTTCAATTAGGTGATGGTGTAAAGGTAGATTATGTAGATCCAGCTAATGTTGTTTACAGCTACACAGAAGACCCATATTTTAAAGATTGTTTTTATTGGGGAGAAATTAAAACTATTCCAATAGGAGAGTTGTTAAAAATTAAGCCAGACTTAACTCAATCTGATTTAGAAGAAATATCTAAATATAGTCAAGCTTGGTATCAGTATTTTAATGTAGCAGCTATGTATGAGAATAGTTTATTTTACAGAGATACTGTAACGTTATTGTATTACAATTACAAATCTACTAATAGTTTTGTATATAAAAAGAAAGAAACATCTTCAGGTAATTATAAGACTGTAGAAAAAGATGATGAATTTAATCCGCCACCAGAAATGATGGAGGAAGGTAAATTTGAAAGAGTTGAAAAAAGAATTGACGTATGGTATGACGGGGTAATGGTTATGGGAACTAACATTATTTTAAAATGGGAGTTAGCAAAAAACATGGTAAGGCCTCAATCTGCAAGTCAATATGCTATGCCTAATTATGTAGCAACTGCACCAAGAATGTATAAAGGAGTTATAGAATCTTTAGTTAGAAGAATGATACCTTTTACAGATTTAATACAAATGACTCATTTAAAGTTACAACAAGTTATTTCAAGGGTTGTTCCTGATGGTGTATTTATAGATGCTGATGGTTTAAATGAAGTAGATTTAGGAACAGGAAACGCTTATAATCCTGAAGACGCTTTAAGATTGTATTTTCAAACTGGTAGTGTTATAGGTAGAAGCTTTACTCAAGATGGAGAATTTAATAATGCTAAAATTCCTATTACGCAGTTGACATCATCAAGTGGTTCGCAGAAAATGCAAATGCTTATAGGTAATTATAATCATTATATGAGTATGATTAGACAAGTAACTGGTTTAAATGAAGCAAGAGACGGAAGTATGCCAGACGCTAACTCTTTGGTTGGTGTGCAAAAATTAGCTGCACTAAATAGTAACACAGCAACACGCCACATATTAGAAGGAAGTTTGTATTTAACACAAACGTTAGCAGAAGCATTATCAATTAGAACTGCTGATGTTTTAGAATATTCTGATTTTGCTGATGAATTTACTCAACAGATAGGTAAATATAATGTTGGTATTTTAGATGATATTAAAAATCTTTATATATATGACTTTGGTATTTTTATTGAAGTTTCTCCTGATGAAGAACAAGAAGCTTTATTAGAAGCAAATGTGCAAATGGCTTTATCTAAAGGAGATATTAACTTGGAAGATGCTATTGATATTAGAGAGTTAAAAAATATAAAGATGGCTAATCAATTGTTAAAGGTAAAACGTAAACAAAAACAATTACAAGACCAACAACAAAAACAACAAGAACAAGAGATGCAGGCACAATTAAATATGCAATCTCAACAAGCTGCTGCACAAAGTGCTATGCAAAGAATACAAGCAGAGACTCAATCAAAAATGCAAATAGCACAAGCAACAGTAGGTTTTGAAATTGAGAAAATGAAGAATGAAGCTGCATTAAAAGAATCTTTAATGCAAGTAGAATTTCAAATGAATATGCAATTAAAAGGAGCAGAGCAATCTCAAATTGATATGAGAGAACAGACCAGAGAAAAATCAAAAAATCAACGAGTTAGTCAGCAGTCTTCTGAACAATCTCGTTTGATTGATCAAAGAAAGAATAATTTGCCTCCTATAAATTTTGAATCAAATGAAGATAGTTTGGATGGCTTTGATCTTGCGGAATTTGACCCAAGATAGCTTAAATAACCGTTAATATAATTATTAACTTTGTATAAATTAAATTAAATAAAATATGGACTTAGATAACATTAAAGTTAAAGCAGTAGAATTTGTTGATGACAACAAATCTAAACAAGAAATAGAATCAGAACTTTTAAAAAAGCATGAGCAAGAATTGCAATCAGAAGAATCTGAAGTAAAAGATAAAAACGAAGAAACAACAGAATCTGTAGTAGTATCAAAAGAAGAAAAAACAGAAGAAGTTGTAGAACCAGAAAAAACTCCCTCGTCAGAGTTAAGTGACGAAGATGTGCTTTCTTATATTAAGAATAGGTATAATAAAGATATCTCTTCAGTAGATGATTTGTTTACGCAAAAAAAAGACAATGACGAATTACCTGAAGAAGTATCAGCTTATTTAAAGTATAAAAAAGAAACAGGCCGTGGCATTGAAGACTTTTATAAATTACAAAAAGACTTTGATGTTATGGAGGATGATCAGCTTTTAGCTACTTATTATGAAGATATTGAAGATGGATTAGATGCTTTAGATATTCAAGATTTAATTGAAGAAAAATTTAGTTTTGATGAAGAATTAGATGAAGTTAGAGATATTAAAAAAAGAAAGTTAGCTAAAAAAAGAGAACTTGCGAAAGCAAAGAATTATTTCAATGATCAAAAAGATAAATATAAAGTTCCGCTTGAGTCAAGAGGGAATGGGTTATCTGACAAAGACAAAGAAACAATAACTGCTTATAAAAGTTATATAGATGAATCTAATACTGTGCAAGAAGTTCAAAAAAAGAAGTATGATTGGTTTCTCAAGAAAACTGATGAGGTTTTCAACAATGAGTTCAAAGGTTTTGAATTTAATGTAGGGGATAAAAATTTTACTTACAAGCCTGGCGATGCATCAGAACTAAAAAATGTTCAAAAAGACGTTAACAATTTTGTTAACAAATATATGGACAAAGAAGGTTTAATTAATGATGCAAAAGGATATCATAAAGCGTTATCAATAGCAATGAATCCTGAAAAATACGCTAAGTTTTTTTACGAACAAGGCATGACTGACGCTGTAGACAATGTTTCAAAAAAATCAAAAAACATTGATATGGATGTTAGACAGGCTTCTCAAAGTGTATCTAAAGACGGCTTAAAAATAAGAGCAGTTGGAAATACAGACAGTGGTAGAGGACTTAAAATTAGAAGTTTAAAACGAATATAAATTTTAAAAAAATTAAACAATTATGTCAGTACAATTAAACCCGACATTTGCTTTACAGCCATCAGCTCAGAAGCAAGTGTTATCAACAAA